TTAGAAAACTGTTGGTCGTAATACCTTTTTTCCATTGGGCTTAGTTGATTATATAAATTGTTATAATTTATTTCTGCCATTATCTTCTACCGTCTGGTTTAATATCTACTCTTAATGTTCCATAACGCCAAGTTTCACCTATAGCGTCATTCTCAATTTTGATTGCAAGAAGTCTTCCTCTAGCACGTGTGTCCACTTTATCAGTAGAACTTGTAATTGTAAAGGGTCCTAGTGGTGAGCTTGATGCTGTGTCACTTGGATAATTATTCAATAGTAAAGTAATTTTTGAATTACCAGTTAATACTTTAAAATCTGGTATAAATCTACTCATAGACATGATAAACTCCCCATCTCCTCTAAAATCAGCTATACCAGTTGATTGACCGGTTAAACCTTTTCTTGAAGATATATCGAAGTCTCCAGATTGAATATAGGCATCGATAGAAGTTGTGCCTGATGAATTGATTTGATCGGTTCCGGTTTCATGAGCATAATAAGTTGATGCTCCATACTTTGCAGTGATTCCTTGTATTGGAAAATTAGGTACAGCAGTTGCATTGTATTCTGTTGCATATGGTAAATCAAATACACCTGTATCTGCATAACTAGTTCTAGCTAGAGATGATGTTGTCCAACAGTTTTCTCCGTAATTATAACTGACACATCTATCAATTTGATCAGAACCATTTTTTGCATAAAACCAATTAACTTCATTATATAAAGTATTATGTTCTGCATAAACAATCTGGCCTGCATTATAATTAATTCCTAAATTGTCTCCTGTAGTTGTAAATACAAAGTCTTCAACTAAACATGGTATCGCTTTTACTGTACCATCATACATAAAAAATCCACCTTCACCTGACATCCAAAAGACAACACCATTAGAATAAGTAAGTGCATGTTGACCAATCAATCCGCAGTTGGTACCAACTTGTTTAACTGAAAATGTAAATGGTGGACCAACAAATTGAATTACGTAAGCAGAACTATCTGTTAGTACTAAAGTGTAATCTTTACCAGATACAGCTCCTACAATTTCATTACCTTTATCAACTCTAAATGTTCCTGCAGTATTTGTTGCAGTTGGAGCATAAGTATTAAAGTCTTCTTGATTTGAAAATCTTATAAACATTGGATCTTGTGTTGATGGATCACCAATTGTAGTTTCTGTTCCAAAATGAAATACATGTCTATCTCTATCGGATACTTGTGTTAGTCTAGATGCGGTTGGTGCACCTGTCATAACGGTTGCTCTAATTCCTCTTGCACCTGATGCTCCTGCATCCCAAGTAAATGTTTTACCATTGTGAATTGTTGCAACTAATATTTGACCAAAGTTATCTAAACTCCAGAAGCCTGGATCCAGGACCACGTTACTTGTTGAACGCTCCGTGCCCCATGTTGATGTGCTCCAAGTATCAGTGCCCCATCCATAACCTGCTGTTTGAAATGTTGGACCAACAACTAGATAAGGATCAATTTCCGCTGACCCTGTTCCAGAAGTTGTAGCTGCTGAATTAGATGGCATAGTAATTTCAAAAGTATTTGTAGTTGAATTTAATACTTCAAATGTATTATCTTCAAAATCAGATGTAGCGTATCCTGATCCGGTTGGAACCGTAACACTAGAAAAAGTTACATATCGTCCATCTTGTAATCCATGTGAAGTTTTGTTTACAGTAACTGTTGCAGAGCCTGTTGTTGCATCAAAGTCAGCTCCAGTAATTGCTGTATCTAAAGGAGTGATGTCATAAAAGTCTTCACCGTAATATAAAAACAAACCTTGTGAGGTACCGATTGCAGTATACTTTTCACCCGCTAAAGAAGTCCATGCATGCTGTGCTCTTGCTACACCTGGTAAAGTTTTATATTGTACAGTTAATTGATTCCAACCCCCTATTTTTTCAGGTAGTCCATATCGAAATCTAACAAAATCACCATCGACCCATTGAGACTCGCCTCCTGAATCCGTGACCATCTTGTTAAAACCGGGCTTGAAATTTAGTTTTTGTAGCATATAACCTACTATATAATACTTATGAATATAATGAAAGCGAGAATAATCTGGTTTCCCGAACGTCTATCATACATAGATTTTGACTCATTACAAGATAAAATAGACTGGGATCGGAAGCATTTAGAGACTGTTCGTAAATACATGAAAGAAGATGGATTGTTATTTCCTGCTGTATTTAGAGAAGATGAAATACACTGTGGTCATTATAGATTTAAAGTAGCAAAAGAAATGGGTTATGATGGTATTGATGCCTATAAAGTGAATACCTATAAAGAAGTTCTACAATTGACTAAATTCACTGAATTATGTTATATACACTACAAAGAATATAAAGAAAAAAATTATGTATGAGTCATTAACAGAAGCAACTAAATTTCACGCAGTAAATCAATCTAATTGGATTGGTGAAGCATTAGCAGAATATAAACATCAAATTTTTATTCTTATTAAAGAAAATAATATAAAAACTATTTTAGATTATGGATGTGGTAAAGCAAAATTTCATTCTATTCTATTTAATAATAGAAAAGTTCCAGGTTCACCTATGGGTATAAATATAACTCCATACGATCCTGCTGTTACACAATTTTCAAACAAACCAACTGGTCCGTATGATTTAGTCTTGTGTATTGATGTAATGGAACATGTTCAAGAAGATAAAGTTGATGAAGTATTAAAAGATATATTTAGTTATTCAAATAAAGTATTTTTAACAATTACCTGTTATCCTGCAATGCAGGTATTACCTAATGGAAAAAATGCACATTATACTATTAAAGAACCCGATTGGTGGAAAGAAAAATTAAAACCATACGATGGTAATCATATAACTATTTTTCAGACTAAACCCGATAGAGGAGGCAAAAAAGTAAACAAAGAAGAATGGAAACCTAATGCAATTACATTGGAAAAATTAAAAACAAGCAATAAAACTTTAGACGAAACTCAAAAGAAAAAAGCAAATTTAATTTAATGGATCACTTAGAAGCAGTTGTTGAAATAAAAAATATATTACCTTCTGATTTTATAGATAAAATTATAGCTTTAATAGATTACAAAGCTAAAGAAAATATGACGATAAGAACAGGCGTAGATAAAAATATAAGAAATGTAAAAGGTTATCATTTAACTTTTAAAAATGCTACAGATATGTTTTATTGGAATTATATAAAAGAAGAAATAGAAAGATTATATTATTTTTATAAAATAAAATTTCCAAAAATGACAAGTTCAAAAATAAATCAAATTGATTTATTAAAATATACAAATGGGGGTAAATACGAAATACATACAGATCATTATACTAATTCACCGAGACATTTGAGTGTTATCATAAATTTAAATAATGATTATAAAGGAGGTGATTTAATTTTTACTGATCAAAAAGAAAAAGAAATTAAAAGATTTAAACTTAATAAAGGATCAGTAGTATTTTTTCCGAGTAATTTTATGTACCCACATAGTATTCAACCTATTACAGAAGGAACAAGGTATAGTATAGTCGCATGGCTGCAGTAAAAAATAAATTAATTAAAAATTTTTTTCATGAGGGTGAGTTAAAAATTTATCAAAAATATTGTTTTAATAAATTAGATGAAAATAAATATGCTATAGACACAGAAAATTTTTCACCCGCATGGTACAAAGATCCTTTAATGAATGCTTTATTAGATATCAAATTACCTTTAGTAGAAAAAAAATCTAATTTAAAATTATTTCCAACTTATGCTTATTGGAGATATTATGTTTTTGGGGGGATGTTAAAAAAACATTCTGACAGACCCTCATGTGAAATATCAGTGACTGCTTGTATAAAAAAATATGATAACTGGCCTATTGTAGTAGAAGGTGAATCTTTTGAACTAGAAGAAGGAGATGCAGTTTTATACGCAGGTTGTGAGCAAAAACATTGGCGCCCTGGTGTATATAAAGGTTCAGGGATGGCTCAAGTTTTTCTACACTATGTAAATCAAAACGGGCCAAATAAAAATCATGCTTACGATAAATTAAACGAATTTTTATAATTAAATAATGAAAAATTTAAAAATAATTGATAATTTTTTAAATCCAAGTGATTTAACAAGCTTATACACTATGGTAATTAATTCTAGATATACTATAGGATGGTCTGACGATAATGAATTAAGACATAAGCTATATCCTAATTTACATAGTATGTACAGTTTTGAAGATATTCAAAAAACAAAATTATTAAATCCTGTTTTAAAATTAGCTAAAACAAAAAACATAGATATAAATGATTATTACAGAAGTGTAGTAAATTTAACAAAACCTTTAGATGTAAATTTTATTCATTCACATCCAGATAGTTATGTTTTTTTATTTTATTGTAACTTAACTTGGAATCATGAGTGGGGTGGAGAAACAGTTTTTTATTCAAATGATAAAAAAGATATTATTTATAGCAGTCCTTATACATCAAACAGATTAATTTTTTTTGACGGTGATATTCCTCATACAATAAAATCTCAAAATTTAATAGGCCCTACTTATAGATTTACACTAAGTATATTTTTCAATAAATTAAAAAATGAATTTTAGATTATTCGACATAGTAGAAACAGAAAAATTTCAATATGTTAGAATACATAAAAACGGAAATACTAGTGTTCAAAGATGTATTTTAAACACCTTTAAAGAAAACATAATGTATGTTAATCATTTATCTAAAAAACCTAGATTTTGTATTATTAGAGATCCATATAAAAGATTTTTATCAGGTTTAAGATATGATCTAAATCGAAATAAGGTAAATATAAAAGATATAGTAATAAAGAAGTTATTTACTTCAAATGACATTCATTATAGGAATAGTATGATGGGTAATATTAATCATAGTATTTCACAGATACCCTATTTATTTAATGTTCAGTGTAGTCATTATATTGACATAGAAGATTTAGATATATTTTTAAAAATGCATTTTAATCAAACTGCACATGACAATAAATCTAGCATAAATAAAAAATATGACATTGAAAAATATATTGATAAAGATGAGATTATGAAATATTTACATTTAGACTATTATGTATATAACCGTATTAAACAATCGCCTTTTTTATGGGAATGGCAACATGGAAAGATATTTTAAATGAAAGAAAAAACAGTTAATATTGACAACTTTATTGGAGTATATGATAACTACATTACAGAGGAAGAATGCAATAAAGCTATTAAACTATATGAAGATCAAAATAAATTTAATAATACAGTTAATAGAATAGGTTTTGAAAAAGCATCAATATTACAAAAACAAGATCAACAATTTTTTGCAGCCCCTAGAAATGTGGATGTGTGGTGGGAATCTTTAAAACCAATGATGCTAAACTTTGATTTAGCGTGGAATCACTATATGAAAAATACAGGAGCTTTTGATGCTTATGGAGTTCCTTTTTATTTTACAGATTTAAAAATACAAAAAACATTACCTACAGAGGGTTATCATGTTTGGCATATAGAGCACGGTAAAGGGCATGGTAATGAGCCTAGAGCATTTGTTTTTTCTATTTATTTAAATGATGTTAAAGAAGGGGGAGAAACTGAATTCTTACATTTTTCAAAAAGAGTGAACCCTAAAACAGGTAGGATAGTTATTTGGCCTGCTGGTTTTCCATATCTCCATAGAGGTAATCCACCTTTATCAGGGGAAAAATATATATTAACTTCTTGGATGATGTTGAGATAAAACCAATATTATTAAAGTATAAATTCTAAGAAGCAGAATATGTAGTAGGTCTCGCACCTAATCTAACAATTTTTTCAGCCTCAGTTTCTTCATGAGTAATATTACCATTTTCATCGTAAGTATTACCATCATTATTATCCCAATCAGATTGTAATCTAGCTAGGTGAGCAGCTTCCCATTTTGTAATAAATTGATCTTGAAAACTTCCTAAATTAGCTGCTGTCCAAGTTGTATGAGGTGTAGTATCTTTGTATTCTACAGTATCGTTGTGGTCTTCATTACCTGCAACGTATTGAATAGCCCAAATGTTTGACCATTTACCGTCATTCCAAAATGTATTATCATTAATAATATAAGGTGTCCCTGCGGCATCACCAGTCTGTTTGATAATCATTTTATCTTCAAACACCACTGTCCAATTTGCGTTAGTTGCCATATTTTTTCTCCTAAGTTTTTATAATGTAAATTACTGTTAAATAAGGTTGAACAACTGAAGTGGCGTCACCTGAAAAGTTAGCACTCATATTATGAGCATGTCCACCACCACTACCTGAATTACCGGTATTATCAGTTCCTCCTCCTGGAAAGAAATAAGGAGGTGCATTGGGATTAGATCTTTCAGTTTTACCTGGCGAATTACCTCTACCCTTTGGATGACTATGAGAAGCAAGTTGAGGTGTTGATAATGTTGCATTCGCTGTTGAACCGCCAACGTTTCCAGTTGCAGTTACAGTATTTGCTCCACCAGTTGAAGCTAAGTTTTTAGTTCCTGATTTTCCAACTGCTACGTTATCTTGTAAGTCAGGTAAATCAAAAGTTGTTGAACCATCACCTGATCCATAAGTTGTACCAATGATTGCAAATAAGTCTGCATACGTTGATCTTGAAACTGCAGCACCATTACATTCTAAAAATCCTGATGGCACAGAAGAATCTGACCACGGAACAATTGTTGCTGTTGGAATACCTTCAATACCTGTAAGGTTAGCTCCGTCAAAATCGTATTTAGTTGCTTCGTAATTTGCCATATTCTATTTCTCCCTATAAGTCCAACCTGTTGTAGCGTCTCCAG